ACGGTACACTGCCCGCCTTCTGGCAGCAACAACTTTTGGAGGTTCTCTATCAGGCAACATATCCTCACGCATATCCTGCATGGTATCCTGAATATCATGGCTTTCCTTTACCCACTTGGGTTGACATCCCACAAAATGGATACAGTTAGGACCACCACAACCCTCACCACACAAAGCACTCGCACTTACTGGGAGTTTCTTGGGGCAGGTACTATAATGGATACATTCTTTAACCTGAGGAGTTTGACAACCTGCGAAATGAATACAATTGTGACCACCACAATTTTCACCACACAAATCTTTTGCACTCACTGGAAGTTGCTTGGGGCAGGTGTTATAATGAATACACTCATTATTAAACATCCTCTGCCTCGTTGACTGAACTAACTGACGTTTTCGTGATTTCTCTTTGACTTCACTTGGCATGTCAAGGTCATACGTCTGTTCATAATCAACTCCTTGAATATCATCAACATCTTCAGTTCCACCAGAAGCTTTCTTATGTTGCTCATTTGGTCTGAACAACTGGCGGACCTTTGGAGTCTGCTTGAACCTTAATCGACGCTGGTCTCGTCTTGCTCCGCGACCAGACTTATTCTTACGTTCAATTCCTCCTTCAAGACTCCAACTGTTGGTATCCTCATCATCGTCCTTGCAAATGTATCCTGCAGCAACTGCCGCTCCAAGGAGCGCAAAAAGGCTAGTAGCAACTAAGCCTACTGTTGCTTTATGTTCCTTCACGAAACCTACACTTGCATCAAACCAACCACTCACTCGCTCGGAGAAACTATCGCTGGGCAAAAACTGCTCATACCATTGATCTACCGGTAGCGGTGCTGGAGGAGGAGGGGTAACAGAACCATCAGATCCCTCTGAGGCATACTGCGTCCCTTTCTTAAGAGCAGGGAAGAGAAAGTCACTAAAAGACCATCCTTGCTGGACCATCTTATGCCTGCGACTCTCCTTCTTTTTAGAGTTCTTAGTTTTCCTAGCCAGGCGCGCCTCATTACTGGGCTTAACCTGTCTTCTAGGTCTACGACTCCCAGGCTTAGGTGGAACTACTTCAGGAACCAATTCGCCTTGGCGCACTGCATCTTCCACTTCCTCTGCCCAATCAACTTGCCTGACTAACTCCTTTTCAGGTTCACCACCATTTTGTGCAATAGCAAATGACTCTTCAAAGGCTTTCTCCATCTCAGCAGCAGTTTCCGGCGACAACTCTGGAACAGAGTCATCCAAGGGTGGTAAATCTTCCAAC